ATGATGTGCTTCTCTACATACTCCGTAACCGCCTTACTGATCTCTTCGCCGTTCAGCCAGAGTTGCATTACGAGTACCTCCTTCTGAGATACTCAATGCTCACCGGCATCTCATCGAAACTTCCATCACGCACTTCATGGAAGACGTAGATTCCGCGCCAGTGGTTATTGGTAAATGGCGATAGATAATCCTCGTCGTGCGGGTAATAGGAACCCGCGATGATGGCGGTGATGGGAGTACCATCAGCGCGCTTACCATAAGCGATGTCCCTACCCTGGAGATGACCGCACACCGCGCTCTGGTGATACTTATTTATGATCCCCTTGGCGGTTCCGATGGGATGGCCCTTCGGTCCCGAGGGGAAGTAGTGCATATAAACGACGCCATCAATGCACGCTTGCTTGAGGAAGGGATGGACTGTCCAGCCCCATTGCTGCAGGGCTAAGTCTTCTAGCCCAATCGTACCTTCGAGCTCAGCCTGCGCATCTACCGCCCGTTGAATCCTGTACTCGTGATTCCCCAGGAAGAAGTTTAGCTCAGGCATGTAGCCCGCTGTGCGGTGCCGCTTGTTCCACTTGTCCATGGGAGCAAACAACCTGCACATCGCCTCGTATCCTGCCGCTATGTCTTTTTTGTATCTCCTTCCTTCGAAACTCTTCTTCCCCTTGTCGTAGGAAGAGAGCGAAGGCATGTCCCACCAATCACCGATGCAGTTAACGACATCCGGTTTTTTATCTAGGATGTACTGTCCGAGCCAGTCAATGTAATTAAGGTTGTTTCCAGGCTTTACTTGCGTGTCGGTGATTAGCAAATGAGTTCGTGGTTTCCTCATGCTAATCTCCTTATACTCTTTGTGCTGCTGCTCTATAGCGATAGAGCTGTCTGATTGATATTCCGAGCCTCGCTGCCAAGTCTTGGTTCTGCTGTACCTTACTCTTCTTGTGCCAGCCTGGGGTTTGCGCACAGGCTTGCTCCGCGGTCAGCAACTTCGCTTTATCCTGCTGCTGTGTCGCATCATCCCACAGATGGACCTTTACTAAACGGTCATCCAGGAAGACGCTCATGGGGTCATCCAGCATCGGATAGACTTGGCTCTTTGTTACATTTACCTCCGTCACTACTTGGTTGGTTTTGTGTAGGGCAATGCCCACCTGCGCCAAGTTTGTCCAGTACTTCGAACCGTGGGAATCGTCGTCCGTTCCCCCGCTTATAGCGCGGCCACTCTGGTCGAATCGTGACTTGCGCGTGTGATGTATCAGACAAACTGTAACCCCCGGCATCCAGGCTTTCAGTTCGGCGTAAACCTTCTGCGCTACATCGTCATCGTTAAGGCTCCTGCTATGCACTTCCCTGAGAGCATCGAAGATGACAAAGCCGATCTTCTTCTGCCTGACAACCGCGAGCAGGTGCAGGAACACGGTGCTCGTGCGGAAGTCTAAAGCAAGGCAGTCGAAAGGATCGAAGCTGTAGAAATCGAAAGTTCGCGTGAACGGTGGAACCGGTGGATTTGCGTTCGGGTTCCCTAACCACCTGTTAAAAACAACACACTTCGGCATATCGAGAGATACGAAAAGCGTGTTAGTCCTCGTCGTCGCCCGACCCAGAAACGTCTGTCCAGTCTGCACATGCTCCGCCAGATCGAACATGAAGGTGCTCTTGCCCACGCTAGGGGGACCGAAGAGAATCACCTTGTTCATATCGTTGGGCGCCGAGGAAGGGATGATACCCTCCCAGATCGCATTAGGAATCGGGGCATCCGCAGGGGTAACTTTGTATATTCCGGGATACCACGTGTCCTTAAAGATACTTCCAAGATCAAACTTGTCTGGATCGAACGGGCCTGTTATCTGCTTGTTCTCCACCTTCCCCCTCCTACTTCGTATGTAGAAGGTCATCCTTGATCGCGTTGAAGTTATATTTTTTAGCGGCCCAAGATTCCCATTCTTCTTTGGTTAATGTTTCTTCGCCTTCCCATCCCTTCATGGCTAACCACGAATAACCGCAAGCGGTTTCCGCGGGGATGGTGAGCGTCCTCGTGATTCCGTCGATACCCTCTACTGCCAAAGGCATCGTGCAGAACACCTTAATTGCTGTTGCTACTTCATGCAGCATCTCCACGGGCACAGCGGTTAAAAATGCATCATGGCCCTGGTGGAAAAAGCGTGCTTCGGGAAACTTCTCCCATAGCTGGATCATCGCCTTGTTCACAATATCGGGGATCGTGGCCTGTGGTTTATAAGCCAGCGATTCCCGCCATGCATCATTGCTCATTTTCCCCGTGAGCATGATCTCGGCGCGTGCTTGGTAGAACAATCGCTCTCTGCCGAAAGGTGTTCTGAGCACACCGGTTCGGAACACTTCATCCCGGATGTGCTGGTGCCACTGTCTGATCTCGGGGTAAGTGGCGTGGTATCCTTCAAGTACCTCTGAAGCCTTGCGCAGTGTAATCCCCGCTTGCACGGAGAAGGTCTTCGCCTGCATTCTGTAATTTGAAGCATGGACGCAAGCCTTAGCCAGCACGTAATCAGGAGAATCCTTAACTGGGTAAGCACCGAAGATGCTCTTCCCGTTTTCCATGTGGATATTTTTCGATGTGTCATTGAATAACCCTATTAGCTTTTCGCACCCTGCGAGATACGCTACCATCCGTGCTTCCGCCTGGGATAGGTCCGGTTGCACAAAGATGTATCCGTCCGGTGGTACAACCATGTGGCGTAACGGTTTGGGAATGGTTTGTAAGTTGGTGCCCCTGCCCCGGTTCGACTTGCCACTTGACCATCGCCCTGTCTCCGTTCCGCAGACGTACCACGCTCCGGGTAATCTCCCATCCGCGTCCCTCGGAACGTCGATATAGGAAGATTTCAACTTGCGCAGATGTCTTTCTTCGAGTAGCCACTTAAGCTCCTTTACGTCCGGATACTCCGCCCTTAACTCCATGATGGCGTCTTCGTCCGCACGAAGAGATTGCTGTCCAGAGCCAAACTTGTACTTTCCCTTTAAGCCTAACGTAGTGTAGAGATACTCTGTTACCTGCTTCGGGGAGTTGCAATTCAGTTTGGAATCTTGGGGCCATCTCCCACGTACTTCCTTCAGGGCCTCGTCGATACAGTTCGATAACTCTAACCGGTTGTCTTCGCTGATGGGCAGCCGCAGCCGCTGCATTTCCAAAGCTAAGCCAAGCTCGACATTCACGTAGTCGTGGTAAAGTGAAGCGAGGTTTCTTTGCTTTAACTCTTTCTCTATCTCTTGCGCTGCCCAGAGAGTGGTAATCGTGTCCTTGTTGTTGTACTCCCAGAGCTGTTTGTCTGGGACTTTCGAGTTCCACGTTTTCCCCTCGTCCTTGTAGTAAGGCATCGAGGTATAGATCGACGCCAAGAAATCTAATCCCTTCGGAAATTCTGGATGCAGGATGGCGTGGGCGACCATGGTATCCATAAAGATCCCACTCGGTTCGAGTCCACGATCCATCAAGTAATCCAGATCGAAGGTCAGGTTCTGGCCGATCAAATTGGGGTTGCGGTTCATCAGTTCCTGCAACGCCCGCCAGATGCGTGCCTCGTCGCCCACGAAATAGTTTGTCCCGCAGGTATTTTGCAACGGCACGCACAGTGCGGTACTGCCACTCGCTACAGAGAAACATGCGATGTAACCCCCTCTGGTTTCTATATCAATGCACCATAAGGCATCGCTGCCTATGGAGTTGAAGAACGCTATGACATCCTTGGCCTGGGGATTTATATGTGAAGTCCAGGCAAGGGGCTTTATTACTTTCGAAACTGATTCGCGCCGCACCCTCTGGAAGTCTTGCATTCCTATCCAGAAGTATTTCCATTGTCCTTGGAGGATAAAGGAGGGGCGAAGCAGAGGAATCACTTTCAGCCCAGGTACTAGGTTCGAAGGTAAGATTGAACCGCGGTACTTTTGAATCCCCTGCAGGCCCGTTAAACTCCTTAATGCTTCCTCTCCGACTGCTACTGCTACATTCGGTTGGTAGGTCGAATAACCAGACAGCTCTTTCTTTAACTGCTCGCGATACTGCAGGAGCCTTGGTGTTGGTTCGAGTTGCCTTGCATCCTTGTAAAGATGCGAGACATCCCCGTTCCGGCAGGCTTCCTTGATTACATAATTGAGTGTACATTCATCCATCCTGAGCTGCGCCCCGTTCATCATCTTACTCAAGATGCGACCGGCGCTGCCCGTAAAAGGCTTCTGTTCACCTATGTCACTATCGCTTGCGCAATCTCCGATCAGAGCTATTCGAGCGTTGCGAACCAGCTTCGAGGGACAGCTTGGTTCGTTTGCCATTTCTCTCCTTTATTGCCACTCTCCGATTAAGATTTGTTTCGCTAGCCGGTGCGCCCTGTCACCCACCTGCTCTACGTAATGCGGGTCAGCGCATTCCCGCGCTGCGGTTTCCCAGTCGTTACTGCGCAAGGCTGCGAGCATGTTCTTGAACTTCAACAGCCGGTCTATGCCCATGTTAAATGACATGTTCACGAGCACGCCATGTCTTACGGGATCAAGGAACTTAGCCCACGGAATCCGCTGCGCTATCTCGTCACAGGCAATCTTCCAATCGGTATCGAAGATTACTTCTATTGCTGTCTCGGAAAGCTTCGGGCCGGTTTGTATGTTATGGCCTATCGCGATGGTCCAGTACCCCGAGGTACACTTGTACCCCCGATACCGCTTCCCCTCATCCCTCTCAAGCTGCTTTCGGCTTGCCGCTTTATGATCTATCACTTGGTTTCCTCCAGGCGCCTGAGGTAGAACCGCGCCTTTTGTACATCCTGGGTTTGCCCCTTGAGCCGCTCGCGCCAGATGTACTTAAGCGCGTTGCCCTTACAAAAACCGCGGAACTCTTCTCTTGTTAGAGCTGCCTCGATTGCAGCTATGCACTCGACGCTTCCGCTGGTGTAGTGCGTAGGGTGGTTCACTGGGTCTGGGTTCGTCTTGGCCTTTAGGTGTTCTTCGAACGGGCCTTCCTCTTTGAAAGGTTCGGAACTCATTTGCCTAGCTTCTCCATTTGCAATTCCTCATGCAGCTTTGTCACAAGCTGCGCGAGTACATCTCGCTTGATTGAAAGCTTCGCGACTCCGATGGAGACTTCGATCATGTCGCTGCCCTTGCCGATCTTCGCCTCAAAGCTTGCGCCCCCTACTCCCGGGACAACCAACGAAGTAAACTCTTCCAGCTTCTGCGTCTTTGGTTCCTTGTAAGCGGGATAGAGTGTGCCCGGTTTGATCTGCATCTCCTTCACTAGCTGTTCCATCCTTCTGTAGTCTTCATAGAGTTTGTCTCTTGGGTACTTCAGTTCGTAACCCCAGTCAGGTGGTTCAAGCCCGAGCGGGTCTTTCGGATTCTGTATTGCCATTCATTCCTCCTAAGCTAGAGGGAGGGGCCGAAGCCCCTCCCCCTGTGTTTATCGTTACCCTATCTTAGGAGAACGAACGGATGGCGCGCGCCCGCAAGCTGCCGCTGTCATCTTCGTGCAACGAGATTGGAACGATCTTACCTGCGGTGTCACCGTTGATAGCCGAGACTAAACGCTCAGCGTCATTGAAGTCCTTGCAGATTGGAATATTCTTCGTACCCGCGGGGACCACGCCCAGGGCGCGATACCAGCCGAGAGCCATCTGTTTCACGCGGGGATGTGAATCCTCCTTCGCGAAGTTGATGTACTCTTTATGCCGAAGAGTACCGGTGCCGTTCTTGCGCGGCGCCTCGAACTGCGCGACCATCATGTAGCCGCCCTTCTTGGTAACCCGAGCTTCTCCGCCCACGAAGATGGCGTCTTCGTAAGCTCCCACATCGGGATTAGTAACTTCCTCAACGGTGAATTCGCTTAAAAGCTGTTCTGCTAATGCACTCATGTGTAACTCCCCTTCTGTTGCGCACGTTAATCTTTCCGCCTGCTCATCCCTCTTCTTTAGACAATGGGTACACGTAAGGTGTGTTTCTTCCGTGTAGCCTGTCTCTTCCGGTTGCGGAGTAGCTTCTTCCACTCTTGGTCCAGAAGGTCGTAGGTAACCGCGTTGTCCTTGTCTTGCTCGAACCCGAGAGTTCGTGCCATAGTCAGGGAGTTCCCATCCGCGTCAATCAGTTCCAACTCGTCGATGCCATAGCTGTAATCCCCGAAGACTTGGCCGAGGATGCACGCCTCACCGTTCGATATGGCTAAGCGTTCCGCATCAACCTTCTTGGTCCACTTGGTTCCAAGAGCTGCATCGAGGAAAGCTGCACCCGCAAACACTCTTGCTTTCACGTCATCGAAAATCATTTCATTCACCTCCTTTCGTTTAAGATCCTACTACTACTTCACCTCTGCCCTCTTAGGCCCGCTTGGTTTCTCCCCGCATACATCACCTGCGCCGATTGACGGTGCTTGCCCACACCATTCGATACAATTCCCATCACCTACTCCCTGCTTCGGGCAGTGAAGGGGTGTGTGTGCTCCGAGATCGCGGGCAAGATACTGGATTTCCTTTAACGTACAGTCGCCTTCAGCCCTGTAGTTTCCCGTTCCATCCGGGATAATCGCGCACTGTAATGCGAGTAACAGCACAATCTCCGCAAGCATTAGAGAGCCTCGATAGCACCGTTCGTCGGACCCATGGGTATGTCCCCGGCCTTAAACGATACTTCGTTTGTAGTGGTTTCCGATGGACCGAACTCGTTAAAGGATTCCACCACACAGAACCACGTTCCCAGTCCGTCGATTACCGCGAGTATCGGAACCCTGCGCGTGTCGGCAGTGACAACGGTGAGCTTGGTGTATTGGCCAGAGGCAGATCCGCATTTCACGCGGAACCCATCTGCCGGTCCACCCGTTCCCTGCTCCCACTCCCAAGTCAGCGCAGCTTTCTTGATGTTCACGGTTATTGTGCTCTGTGCCTGCGAGGTTTCGGGTATCCAAAACCACAAGGCCCCAAGCACCAAAGCTAATAGTAACTTCTTCATTTCGCTCATCCCCCTTTCGTTTAAGATAATCTCCTAAGTAGGTCTTGCTCTCGCGCCTTTCGCGCAGCCCTGCGTGCTCCCCAGTTGGTACGCACCGAATCCCACATGAACCAAAGCGAGAACCCGATTATGATCAGCGACGCTATGAGCTGCACGATGGACACGATAAGCTTGACTGTTTCCATTACTTCACCTGCTTTACTGAGATAGTTTCTTGAGCAACTCTTCACCGCGCACTCTCTGCTCTTCCTTATCCACGCGGTATGAGTGTCTAAGAGCTACGACGAACTCAGCTATGAGAAGCGCGTACACTGCGAAGAGTGCCCAGTCCATCTACTTCACCTGTTCTGCGTAGCCGTTACACTTCTCGCACCACCTACGCATCACGCCCTTGCCGTAGAACTTCACGGGTTTTATTTCGTGGCCGCACGTACCCATGAGTTTCTTCTGCTCCGCCTTCTTCTTATCCCCTGTCTTTGCACTCATTGTTTAGTTGCTCCACACGCTGAACACTTTTTGTAATGGAAGGTTCCAGCGCTGACGATTAGGTAAGCAGTTGCTTTGAGACATCGTTGACACCACGATTTCATAACTAACCTGCCAACTTCTGCATGGCCTGCACGTTGTTCATGTCCACGACTTTGCCGAACACCTTCTCAAACGGAAGTATCGGATCAGGTTTCTTCGGATCAATCGTCACATCTATGAGAGCGTCGAACCCGTAAGCATCTCGAAACCCCACCCGTTGGATTTCGGGTGTGCTCTGCGTGCGCACGTAGTACTTGCCCCCTGCGCTGTACTGATAGATACATCCATCGAATAACCCTGGCCCCCACACATTCAGCTTCCCTCCTATGTCGGGCTCTTTCGTTTGCGATACGATGTTCCCGAAGTCATCCTTCACCATCTTGATGTCTTCCCATGTGAGTGCTGCCACGTTGCATGGAAGAGAGATTACAAGAGAGAACATCTTCGAGATGTTACTCAGCCTCCTGCCCCAGAACTTCTGCGTTCCACCACCCACCTTGCCCTTGGAATCCATCGCATCCCCTGGGTCACAGATGTTGTTGATGGCGCAGAACCCATCGACGATGATGGTATCTAAGCGCACTAAACCATCGAGGATCAGGGTGTCTGGAAGAGGCGCCTTCGTGCCATCCCAGAACGTGATCTCCTGCTTACCCGCTTCGAAGCTTTCAACCACGGCATCTAAATCTTTAATCACGTGCTCGTAGTTGACCTTGCTCCTGTTCCACTTATCCTTCTGACCGTTGAGAACCTTCCTATCCGTTTCGGGATAGTCCTGTACCCACACAGTCTGGGGATTTACTCCTGGCGGGATGGTTGTGCTTCCTAGATCGTACTGGAGAACTAGCTTGTTCCCCGGCGCGGTCATCGCGAAGCTCGTCTTACCCGCTCCCTTAGGCGGACCGAAGCTTAGGTATTTCCACTTACGGTTCTGCCTTATCTGATCTGCTCGCTGTGCCATTAGCCCTCCTTTCAATCTATGTTTGCTGGTGCTGCTGCGGCGACCAACAGCGCACCCTAGACGCACCTCTCCCACTTTAGGTTGAAAAAAATATGTCCCCCTTTCTACTGTGCTAGCTTCCACATAATCAGGTTCTTCTCGTGCAGCTTGGTTTCCATGTGCGGCCACACCGAAGTCCTGTTCTTCATGGTCTTGTTACAAACCTTGCATAGGTAGAGAGACCTGAACCGCTGGAACCTCCCTGGTATTAACGTCAGGGGTTCCACTGTCCGGGTAAAGCAGGTCGGAAGAGTACGCCATCGCATCCTGCGTGACGCCCTTCGACTTGCTGCCTCTATCTCGTAGGCACTCGTTAAAGTACTCTTGAGTTTCATTTCGCCAGCTTCTCCAGTACGTGATTCTCTTTGTGCTCTTCCCAGTGATCTGAGCAAACCTTCATCCGGCACCCATGCTGCTCACACTGGTAACCTGTCTCGCCATTCTTTATCCGATGCCTGCCCCTAATCTGTATGCTCCTGTTGCGCACATCACACACCTGTACCTTCTCTTTGTGCAGGCAATACACTCGCGCCTTGGGTGGATAGATTATGATAATCATATGGATAACTTCAGCAGCAGCTCTGCGTCCTTGTGCGCTCCGCTTTTGATGTGCCTCCACATAGTATTCACGTCATGCATCATGTAATCACAGATGACGCAGTGCAGGTCTGGCTCCTCGCTTACTTTGTAAACCCACCCGGAAGTTGCAATGCCTGATTCCCAGGCGAGGAAGATGTCCTCGGTTGGAATGTCTATACGCCCTTTGTCGAACGGCTTGCCGCTTCTGTAATGAGATACAGCGTTGCGCAGTCGCCGCAACCTGTCCAAGCTTTCTTCTCTGCTCATCTTCATTTCGCTAACCTGTTCAGCATTACGGTTTCCGCGTGAGCCTTACTCGTAAGGTGCGTTTCTACATCCTTGGCATGCTTAAGCTGCTTCTCCGGACAGTTGGTGCAGCGCCAGCCCTTGGCGTTGTAAGGCTTGATGATCCCATGCTTCTGCCACTCGATAGACTTCCTTAATCTTTCCTCCAGGTCTGCTTGCCACGCACGTTGCCGCTGCCGCATGTCTTCACGGTTCTTCTCGTACCGCGCCATGATTTCGTCATTCGCGTTCATTCCCCTAACCTCACAAGGATCATGTTTCTCTTGTGCTTCCTACTCTTAATGTGCTTGCTCACACACAGGGGTTTACGCATGTCCAGGAACTCATTGCAGGCTAGGCAAGCCCACTCGAATTCAGCCGGATCCCTGTTCACGATCCTTAAGTGAATCTGATTGGACATCCACGCTTTGTCGAAGGACGGTTTCCAACTCTCTTTTGAGTCGGTCAACTTCCCCCCTGAGGATATTGCACTCTTCATCCCTAATGACCTTTCGTTTGAATAACTCTTCGACCTGCTCCGGTGTGAATCTATGCTGCATCCTTGTCATCTCCCTCTACCCCTATGCCTAGGTAAGCCAGGGGATTAGCCTTCTTGGGTAAGCGCGCAATCATTTCCGGAGGATTACCAGCTTCACATGCCGAGAGGAAGTAGCACTCCCCCATGTAGCGGGTGCAGCCCTTCGGAACTATGGTAGGCCACACATCCTGTTCATAAGAACGCTTCATGGTTTCGATGCGGAACTTGATGTTCTTGGCCCACACTTCCATGTCCTTTGCCCGCGGGACTATCTCTTCGCGGATGCAGAGGAACTCACTCCACTTGGTATCCTTCGGGGTTACGAGGGTGAAGAGGCAGCCCTCTCCGCCTGTGTTATTCACTTGGCCTAAGACCTGGGCGTTAAGTGAAGCCCCGGTCATAATGAAGCTGTGCCCCGAGAACTTGAGCTCAGCAGTCCATGGTGTGGTTGTTGCTAGTTCCAGCAACAGCACGTCCGGCTTTGAACCAAAGTCCAGCACGGGATCAATGATGTATTTTTCTATATCCATAACCTGGAAACGAGCTCGATCCCCCGGCCCATAGGTATCTATGTAAGTCTGGAAGGCTCGCTGCGCGGTCGCAATGGTGTACTTCTGGTGCTTGTCCACGAAGGCAGGGGCGCCTGGATTAAACTGCTCCTGCTCTGCCATTGCTTTGTCATAACTGTCACGGCACTTCACCCAGTCTGGTTGCCAGGTTTGTACCATTTTGTTCATGTACCACTCAGTAAGGGGGACGTGGATTAGGTGCTCCGAGAAGATCGCATTGCGTGACATCGGCTCTGCGAGATTCAGGTTGTACAACTTGTTGTATAGCTCCGGACACGTCTGATAAGTTTCTAATCTCGAATTATCAAAATCCATTTCGTCCCCCTCACTTGTTGAGATAACCACGATTTTCTGTGTGTCAAGTTCCTAATCGCCCCGCTTAAATGCGGTGTCCTTGAGAACCTCTTGGTAAAAGTCCGTTGGCGGTCCTTCGTGTCTCTGCTCCATAGCTGGAAGCGTGACAAGCATCCCTTCGACTGCATGCAATACCCTTTGCAGGTTGACGATGATCTTCCACATATTCCAGTCGGCAGTAGAAGTAGCAAAGCCGCAACCACGAACACATCTGTACTTCTTTTCCGCATAATAAACACCCGAGTCACATTTTGGGCACGTATGACTTAGTGACATGGTAATTCTTGGCTCCCTTCCGCACGTTCCACACAGTTAATTCTCCACCTGCTCCACCTTCTTTCCGTCGCACTTATAGAAGATACGCTGCAGTGGTGGTACTAGGATTTCCCAGACCCCCGGCTTAGTCTCCGATGGTATCGGAGTACGGACCCAATCCGCGAGCCAGTTCGTCACGTCTTGGTAATCCCACCACGTTCTAGCCTTGTCTCCCTCGACGTGAAAGTGTGATACATCCGGCATCTCAATCGAGCCGGTTCTAGTCTTCCCCTCTTCTCCGACACAGTTGGTACAGACGTAGAGTTCCGCGTTGTGTTTGCACGGTAGCTCTACCTCGTACCTAACCTTCATGTTCCGTCCGCGCTGGCCGCAGATAGCACAATCTATATCGCGCTTCTGGGCACCTCCGGCCATGCGCTTAAGCTGAATTCGCATAAACCTCCCTGTAGATTTGTCGGTGCTTGGCACACTGTAGGTAATAGCAACTTAAATACCACACAGTTTTGCCTTGTTGTCATTCCGAGCCTGCCACTTCTGTCACGTGGGTGGTATCATTTAGCACACCTTCTTTATCTTTGGTAACTCTTTTCTTCCTCTCCTTCTTAGGCTTGGAACACAAAAACTTTTCACACTTACAGCATACTTCTATCTCTTGTACTGTATGCATACAGTGCCTCTTGTGAATTTTAATTTTTGCCCCGCGCTTTACTTTCGGCTTCATCGCCTCGCGCTTCTTCTGTTGGGCCAGAGCCCGTGCCAGGGTCCGGTCCTCTTGCAGCTTGGTCACCTGCGCAACCAGCTCATCAGCGTCGAGGCTTTCGAGCAGGCGCACCCCCACCCGCTCTCTTAATCCATCACCCTTTGGTCCAATACCCATTAGCTTTTACCCGCGATGCAGGTGCTGCTGCACACAGCATCCCCTTTCGCTTGTTGCGATAACCATGTCACGCCGCGCTGTCAAGTTCCCGGCGCCGCACTAAGTTCTCCACTGGATCACAGTACACCCACTTGCGCGGGATGTATGCTTCCTCATCCCTGAGCGGACGCTTCGCCCACGACTTGCCCAGGTTGATAGGGATCCCTGGTTGTATGCCCCACGCTGCGCGCTCGGCCAGCTCAACCTCGACGTTGCTGCTGTGAATTTGCCGACCGATTCTCCGCATGTAACCCGGATGCCCTAAGCTATAATGGGTACGCAGTTCAGAAACCTTGCCAAATACCTGTTCACATAACTTGCACTTCATCTTGTTCTCCTTATTGTCCTAGTCTTATGAGTAGCTTTGCTTCATCGACGCACGCCTGGCAGTACAGTCCCGCTGGCAAGATGTCATTGTCCGTTTCCCTGGTGCAGACACACCAGATGGGAGGGGTCATACACTTCTTGCACGCTACGCCTAATCTAAATGCTAAGTCTGGATCGCTTATCGGATGCACTTACCACCTCTGCCCGTAGTAAAAGAACTTGATCGCCACGAGGACCAGGTTCACCGCGGTTGAGACCACGAGCAAACGAAACGGCATAGCCTGCATGTAACCTACAAGGCTTAGGGTATAGATCCACAGATTGTCATTCATTTGCTTAGTCTCCGTAGCAAGTAATTCTCCTTGTGCTTTGGGGTTTCGATGTGCTCCCACACCAGGGGCTCAGAGTCATCGTAGAACCACTCTTGGTTGCAGGCATGGCAGCGGAAGATACTTTTCGGGTATCCCTCTGGCCACGCCCAGCCCCATGTTCCGATGTCTTCGCGAAGAAGCACCTTAAGTGCAGCTTCCCTGCGGTTTACTTCCGATCCCAGTATCATTTAGTTCACCGTAATTACTTTGTAATCTTTCGGCACGCCTTGGCGCTCGCCGCGCGTCAAGATCACCACCGTCCGGTACGGCATGGGTTCATCCGGCCACGGGGTATCACCATCGGTAAAGACCACCACTACATCCAAGCGAGGACGAAGGATCGCCGCTGCTTCCATGCCCACCCGCATGTCTGTTCCTCCACCGCCCCCAAGCTTGACTTGCTTCATGCTGTTTGCCTTGCCCGCCGCAGCTACCGCCGCATCGACGGAGAAGTAATGCACCCCTATGCCCGAGCCGGTCATGGCATCAAGCACGCCCTTACATTCCGAGAGGGACTTCTGTATGTCCTTGTCTCCCATGCTACCTGAGGTATCAAAGATCAATCCTACCTGCGGCAAGTAAGAAACCATTGAGGGTTTGATAACGCACTGCTCACCCGGGATAGTTCTCCGTGAAGCCTTGCGGTAAGAGTAGTTCTGCTTACCCGAAGCTTCGGCGCTGGCTCTGCGCACCCTACTCGCTAACTCCTTGGTCCACTTTACTTGAGGATGAAGCAGCTCATCCGCCCACCGTTTCAGGTTCCCCGGTACGTTACCCCTTCCCTCTTTGATGGCCTGCTCGATCTGCTTGGCCGCTTCATGGGTAAGAAGATCGCGCTCAGCCTTGGAGATAACATCCCCCTCTGCGGGTGCCGGGTCTTCCCCTTCCATCGGGTTCCCCGAGCACGAGCCGCACTTGCCAGGCTGCGGTGGTCCCTTGCCCTTCTTGCCCTGCCCGCCTGGTCCGTCTTCGTATTTGTCCTGGAGCATCTTGTAATACTCTTCAGCCAGTTTCCCATCCGGGAATCCTTCCTTGCTAGGCAAGGCATAGTCTATACATGCAGGAAGCTTTAGCCCTGAATCCAAGATGCCTTGGTTCATCTCCATATCCCCGGCCACGTTGTAAAGCTTCTTGTCGTGGTAGAAATCAGCCCGCTCGAAGTGATGGCACAAGAGGTGCTGCATCTCATGCACCAGCGTCCCCTCAAGCTCTTGCCTTGAACACTTCTTAAGGAACTCCGGGTCGTAGTAGGTACGCCAGTGCTTGTCCGTGCCCATCGTACCTATCCCAGGCTTCTCGATGAACTGAAGGTTCCACAAGATGCTGTTGAAGTAGTCATGGGTTTTACCCAGGCTAGTTCGCGCCGCTTGTAGTTCTATCGGTAATGGTTTCATTTACTTAATGCCTCCATGATTAGTTCCCGTTCGTGTGCAGTCCAATGTTTCGCACAGACATGATGACTATGTGTGACACACCAGTACATTGTGCCGCTGGTGCAGCGATGGTTCCCTTCCCAGTTATCACCCGTGGGCCTACAGGTTAGATAAGCTTCCGCTGAATCCTTCCTCACCCGCAGACGGATCTCGGTGTACATCTCCTTCTGTCTTTGTCCCGGTCTCATTTCGCTAAGCTCTCCATCGTTTCGTGCTCTATATGCTGCTTCCAGTGGCGGGAACAGAACTTCCTCTGGCACTTATGGCAGTGATACACATCACCCTCTGAGAGCATGTGTGCGCTGCTCACGCTGAGAGATACCCCGTAACAGATGAAGGCATCATCCTCGACAAGGTGATAGCGTAGTGTCTTGTAGTTCCGCCCCGCCACTTGGGTTTCCATTCTTCCTCCTATAAACCCGCAGCCTGCAAGACAGGCGCGAAGGGTTCGAGCATCTTCGTAACACTCGGCAGCTTGCCGTTACGGTTACGAGCTAAGGATCTGCAAGCCGCGGCAGCCACATCCACATGCCCTTGCTTGGCGCACTCTGCGAGGATGGTCCACGCTGCAACCCAGTAATCAGGCGTGAGGTTGCCGATGGCAGCAGCAACAACGCTATTGAGAACTGCGAAGTTCTTATCCTGCCGGTCATACATCTTGAACTTCTTTGGATCCTTCAAAAGATCCAAGGGATTCGGCAGATCCATCTTGCGTAGCCAGGAAAGGAACTCGATAGCCACTGAGTTACCTACTGCCCCACCTAGGAGCAAGGTCTGGACTTCGTTGCTTGCATTAGCAGCGCGCGCCGCTGCCAGAGCTGGGATCGCAAGGCCATACCACGAACGGGGAGAGGGCCAAGCTTCGCATCTCTTGCTCTCTTCCTTGGGCACAGCATGCACATGCTGCGGGAAGGTCTGCAGGAAGGATGCTACCAGGGTACGCACGCCCCGGATCTCATTGCGCCAGCCTTCCGGCACGCGAGGGAACACAGGTTCCGGGAATTCATCCAAGAACCCCTGGATTACAACCTTCGGGTCTGTCACCCAATCAAGGTGGATCATCCGGTTAGCCACAGGTGCGCCGATCTCATTGGCGTTGATCGCCGTGTCCGTTGGGTTCATGTCAAGGACGATAGAGATACCATCAGGTAGCTTCACATCCCCCGCATAACGCTCTTGCACCACCCGCATCAAGGCTGCTTGCATTGCAGGAACGGTGCTGCCGATCTCGTTGATTAAGAGAACGCCCTTGCCTGCGGCAATCAGTTCCGAGAAGCAATCGCCTACGGGTAAGAGTCGTACCCGGTTATTAACCAGGTCCACTACTGGATAACCGCCGATGTCCTCTGGCAAGCGGCAGGTTCCGACGAAACACCCGAATGGCCAGCCAAGAGCCTTGCTCATGGCGTTGATGATGCTGGTCTTGCCGTTACCCGGATCGCCCTTCAGGACGCATGGGGTATTGGCTTGGATCGCTAATCCTAAGGCTGCTGTGCTTACTTCATTCATCTTCTTTCTCTCCTTTTGGTTGGAAACGATAATCGAACGCCTTGATTCTTATCCCTGCATTGAACTGATTCTTCGCTGACGATCCGCTTGGGCGGTAGTGTCCGCGAGGGCTGAAGCTCCGCTCATAACCGATGTCGAACTTGGCCTTCAGCCTAGAGCAGATGTCCTGTACCCTGTCATACACACGAGCCTTGAAGGGTATCTCCATGTACTCTTCCTTAGGTAGTTCCCTCCGAGCTGCCTTCAGAGCTAGGCCGAAGGCTGCCCCGCTCTTACCCTTAAAGCCATTGTGCAGCGCATCCACCTCTTCTGTGATCTCGAACGGTAGCTTCATGGCCGCGCGCCGTGCCTTCATCTCTGGCGTATCCGAGTAGCTCTCATCTCCGAGAAAGAGATTGCGATACGCTTGTAAGAAGGCGAAGCAGCGCGGTACTTCGGATCCTAACTGCACCATCGAAAGCTCACCCTTGAAGTCCTTGTGGTCCAAGAGCTGCACGGGTCCACGTTGATGCAGACGCACTCTATGCGTCGAGCCCTGACAAGCCATGCTTACAACGTGCGTGTAGCCCCGCTCTTCCTTGTGCTTGAGGTACTTGTTGTACTCCACGCCCAGGTGATACCTCTCCGCTTCATCGGTTTGTATCCGGTAGATCGCGGTGCTTGTCCTGGTCTTGCCATAGCTGCGACCCCACGCTCTTCTACGCGCCATTGTTCCTCCTTTGCTTCAGTGCTTCCAAAGCTTTCATTGCTCCGAGCATTGCTCCGGTGTGCTTTACTACTGGCTTGGGATAACCCAGCGCATCACGTGGATCGTAAGTCACCCTCCCAGTCTCAGTACCGTGGACCCTGAAGCCTTCCCATGCACCGACCCTAGCCTCAAGCTGACCGTGTATGGTAAAGCTATTCGGATGATCCTTGATGCTGTCGAGAGGAGTACCAACCACAACTGGTGGATACACCACTGCCTTGTGAGTAGGCTTGACTACCTCCTGAAACTTGACATTCTCGCCCCAAATGTGCGGGCAATGCGTGCCATCCACTACGCTCTCAGCAATCATGTCGAGCCTATCCAAGGCATCCCACACCGGAACAGGCTTACGCTCTCGCGTATTCTTGATCTCGTCCTCGATGCTCATTCATCTACCTCCTCGATCCTGTCCGGATCATAGTCATGCAAAAGGTTGAGCAACCACTTTGTCTTGGCCGAGTCGTAAGCTTCTAAGGCTGCTTCGCACTCTTGGAAAAGCTTTATCCTTAGTGCATGGTGTGCAGCCTCCGGTGATTCCCAAACCTTTACCCACTTCTTACGTCCGGTAAGAATCATACACTCTTCTCCCTATGCCCCTTCTCTATCTCATCCATCTCCGCATCTGTCGCTGCTTCGGATGCCACGTACTCCGAGTAACGCTGCACCCAACACAGTTCATGCCAAAGCAAGACATAGATAGGTACGATGAAGCCCCGGTGCAGCAGGTCGAGCATCTTGGCATACACGCTATGATGCGGATGCACTTCCTCACCGCAGCCGAGACAGTTCCTTCGTTTCATAAACCTGGTCCTCCTTCCTATTTCGCTAGCTTCTCCAGCTCTTCGGCGTAACGAATGCCTTCGACTAATCGCCTGCCCTGCTCTGGGCTAGTCATGGCCCGGAAGACAAGCTCATCGAACTCGTTGAAGAATCCGATATAGACTGAATCAGTTACTCCGCCTTCCCATATTCTGCACCTCAGGGTATCACCCTTGATCCCCTTCGTGTCTGAAGGCAGGACGTAAGGCATGTCATCAATCTTTATGAGTACGTCTTCGTACCTAGGGTTATTCGGTCGGTTTGCCATTATGCTTCCCCTTTCTGCTCCTTGGCGCATCACACTCTCCGTAATGCTCCCAGTAAACACGCCCCTCATGCTTTACCGGCAGGTGCAGGTACTTCTCTAACTCAAACCTCTTGCACCTAAAGCACCTGTGCTTTTTATTCTGCGAGTTTGCCACAGATGCACTTCTCTTTCATGCTGTGATTCTTATGGGCCATGTCGTCAAGTAACTTGTTCATCTCATCAAGCTCTTTCTCTAAGGCTAAGAACTGCTCAGAGTTCACCCTGCGCGACACACACATCGGACAGTTCTCAGTCTCATATCCGATCTTAGCGTGCCCATCTATGCAGGTCTTAATCATTTTGCTAGCCTCTCCATGAGTACGATCTCGGTGTGCTTATCTGTCTTGACGTGAGCCCACGCCTTGGACCAGCTCCCTATCTTCAGCGAGTGATTAGGGTGACACTTGTAACAGCACCAGCCCTTGCGCGTAATCCAGTCCATGCCCAGAACTTGAAGCTTCAGCCTTCTCCGATCTTTGCGTCGCATCATAGCTTCCTGCCGCTCTGCGAGAAGGGTTTCCCGCCTCATCTGCTTGGCAATCCCGGCAATAAGCTCATCCATTGTTTTGCTCACTTAGCTAGCCTCCGCATAAGCTTCAGCTCCTTGTGATCCTCAGACCTAATGTGCTCGTAAGCTTTCTTCTGATTACCCAAGGCTATGTACTGAGGTGGCTCAAAGTCACGGAGAGCTTCCTCAAAGTTGGGCGCACAGCTTATGCACACGTAGCCGTAGCCAAAGACCCTGGTCAGCCCTTCCTTGACCAAGAGTGCTTCCTTAGCGCGTCGCTTCATGCTATCTTCGCAAGCTTAGCCTTGGCATCATTATGCTCCGCTATCTTCTGGCCGCATCTCCGCACGCTCTCGCAGGCTTCGTGAAAGAGCTTCTTATCGCCATGCCCCAGAAGATCCAGGTTCTTCTCGATCTCCGGGAGATAGACCTTGGCGAAGTTGATGTCGTTGGCGCAGATGTCTTCGGTATTATCTATGATGTCTGCAAGCTTGATGGTTGCGCCTTCGTGGTCACACTGGGCCAGGTGATCCCGATCTATGGCCTTGCGGATAGCCCTATTTCCATCTTCGAGCTTAGACACATCCGTAACCTGCTCCACCAGGTTTTCAACCATGGCGCCGAACTCTATCCGAATCCTGAGCAGAGTAACGCCACAGTCTTCCACCACGTCATGGAGCATCGCCGCGGCTATTACATGAGGCAGAGCCCCAGTCTTAGCCACGCGCTCAGCTACCCTGAGAGGATGGATGATGTAAGGATCTCCGCTGTACTTGCGCTTCTGATTCTTATGCGCCTCTGCTGCGAACCTTGCTGCTTTAGCTACATTCATCTTGCACCTCCTGCCACGCATACTTCATTGTACACCTTCGGCAGGCGTAGATGGTCTTCTTTACACCCGTGAAGATTATGTGGAGTAATCCACCGCATTTACATCTCATTTTCGTAACTCCTTGTGACATCTCTTAATATGCTTGTCCCACTCAGGTCTAACCTTATCTGAGATTTCGCTTACACGTCCGCCCCACAGTCCGAGACCCTTAGGGGATTCTCTCGCCAGGTCTCGCACGTCCTTGAAGGTCTGGGAGGTAAAGCCCGAAGCTTCCCACTTATCCAAGAGATCAAGCATCTTGGGCACGAAGGTTTCCAGATAAGCTTTCCGCTCTGCTCGATCTGTGTAGAAACTGTCTATAGCCTCGACGGAGGCTTGCCATCGCTTAAGCGGATTCATCTTGCTTCTCCTGTGCTACAATTTCGTTACGAAGCTTACCGAAGCCTTTGTGACCAAGCTTCTTCTCCATCCCTTTGCCAAGCTTGTTGGGCTTGCACATTAGGCACCCAGCCCTAGAGCCCTTGGGCCTTCCGCGCTTATGCTTCATTTCCTGCGCTCCTTGTGCTTATCCGGGCGAGGCTTACGCTTAGCGTTCTCTCTCCTGTTGTATGGACAGAGCCCGCACTTGATAAGCCTGCGCTTAGCCAGATAAGCTTTACGCTCTTTATTTCCTCTATCACCTGTCATAAGCTCTCCACATTGGGATTAGGGGTTCCGGTATTCGCAAAGGTAGCATCCAGCAGACCGGATCTGGTAGCATTGGACGCGAATCCCCCTGTAATCCCAAGTCGCAAAGCTTAGGAAAGTAATGCGAGTAAATCTCTCGCTTGGTAATCTGAACGGACGTTAAGCGTATCATCCGCGATGTAATTGAGCTGCTTGAGCATTGCCTCAACTCTTGCGAGCCTAGCCTCTGCTTCGCTCTTCCGAACATTCCCAGAGTACTGAGCGTTTCGGAGATGCCAGCCATCGTTCACGCTGGGCTGCGGTGGGAAACCATCTTTCGAGGGATCCCACGCCTCAAGCCTATCAAGGAATCGCGTGTAGGCTTCAATAGCTGCACGCTTGATCTGCTTGAACTCTTCGGCATGAGTAGGCCGTGGCACAGACTTCTCAGCCTTCACCGTTTTTTCCAGCGCAGTCTTGGACTTCTCCAGGTCTGCAATGACTTTCTTCCGATCAAATTTCATCCTCTTCTCCTTTGGTTAGGGTTAATTTTAGGACTCTAGTTTCTAGCCTAACGGTAGAACTCCTTTGGTCAGAGCGTGAAAGGCTCTATTTCTCCCATCGTGTAACAATAGGCTCGATGCGTTCGACGCACTTGTTCCCAAACTTGTATTCATCGAGAATCTTGGGAACGCACTTCCAGCCCATCCTGCGGTCAAGTGTTGCTTGATCCTGCAGCAACTGCACGAACTGGGCAGGCGTCATCTCATCGTGATCTACGAAAGTCTTTGTCATACTCTTCTCCCCCTTTCCTCTAGCCTCTTAATAGTCCATCTGTGAAGGCATGGGTCGAAGCATGCCTTCAGGGTTAGACTAATACTTTAGGGCTAGTCCTAACTCTATCGCCCTAAGGTGCATCCGATACGCGAAAGCCTTGTCGGTCTCGCGGATCTTAGCCACAGTCTTAGTTTTAACCTTCCGCCCTACTTGCTTTCGAGCTTTTCTTTTTTTGGCCATACGCTTTTCTTCCTTCCTGCATCCTGCATCAGTCTGAATTCTACGCCTAGGCTGTTACTCTTGGGCCTACGCATTAAGTCCTTGGGAAACTTCCGTGGTTCGCCTGCACACTTGCTGAAGCGTTTATGCTTTAGCCTAGCGTTCTCCGCTTCAAGCTGTTTGATACGTTCGAGCAATAAGTTCATGCTTTCCCCTTTCCCTTTCCTGAGTCATCCTGTGTCAGCCTACTCAGGAGAGTAAGCTGCAAGCCGGATGGCTATTGGTAGGTCATCAGGATAGAAACAGCTAACGGCTTTCACGCATTGTCCCTTACCTCCTTCTGGTAGTCTTGCCTGCACTTGCGGCAGATACAGTCATCGCTATGCTTCTTGCCTACGCCAGGGATAACAGGCTCGCTGGGTAGCACCTCAACAGGCTCGATCTTTGGCCTCATGTACGGGAACTGCACGTCATCTTCGAAGCTCTTCCGATACCTGGGCGGATGGCTGCAAGGCTTATTGCACCTGTAAATGCACTCTTCACCTAGCCTGAACCTAAGAGCCCGGATGAAGTCTTGCCTCTCACCGCAAGCGTGGTCCTTCAGCTCGTGGAAGTGTGGGCAGCCTTCAGTCCTACACTCGAAAGTGCAGTCACAGTACTTGCAGTAATGCACATGAGTAACGCTTAGCATCTAGCTTGTTCCCCTTTCCTGGTAGTCTAGCTTCAAGGCTGGGCAGCGGTGTTAGGCTCTCTTGGCAATTAAGCAAGGTTGGTGTAGCCAGTTACCGTCAAAGGCCAGCCTTGGAGTTAGGCCACCTAGTAGCGTGGCCGGTCTGGTGCCTCCACATCCCGCACTTCGATCTTGGCTAGCACGCTTGACACATAGCCGTGTCGGTCCATAACCTGGGACGTTATCTCATCCATCAGCCTGCGCAGAACCTTGGGGTTATCCACAAGGAATCCGGGCGTAATCTCTAGCGTTATCATTGGCTTCTTCATGCTTTTCCCCTTTCCCGTTTACTCTCATTGCTAACCCCTGGGTGAGAGGGGTTAGCGTGGGAGTAAAGCCTAACGCTTTTCGGTAAGCTCAGAGTCATGGTCTTGGATGAATTGCACGATAACTGCGGCAAATTCCAAGAGTTTCAGCCACTGAGACTTGTACAGCGTGACAGGGAAGCGCCCTAGACCGTACAAGCTTAGCCCACCTTTCTCCGATACCTTCAGGCGTAGGGTCTGGCTACGGGTATTCTTAGCCCGTTCTGCTTCGTTCTCCTGCTCAAGATAGGCAATCTTCTCTTCAGGTGTCATGGCAGCGTACGCTGCGGTAGTGATAAAGCTCATCGTTCTCTCCTTATGCCCTATGGCCTGTCGTTAGTCTTGCCCCATCCCATCCCTGTTGCTGTTGCCTGCTTCAGCACCAGCACCGCCACCGCAGCGACAAGAAAGCAAGTGCTGTGCCACGTCGCACTTGGCGCTCGTTGTCCATTCGTTTCCGGCGCTGTCGCGTTTTGGCAATGTAAACTTTGACAACATGGTGTCAATGGCTGTCAAAATGCGTCAAAGTGCATGCGTTGCTGTCAATTTCACGTTTTGTCACGTTTTGGCGCGGCATGGGAATTGCAACGTGCGTGCGTGCGCAAGCGCCTGCGCGAGTGCGCGTATATGCGTGCATGCGTATGCGTGCGTATGTGTGTGCGAGCGCGTGCAGGCGCGAGCGCGTAGCAACAAGCGTGCCAAGTGCGCAATCGGGCAATACATTCCGATCATAAAGATGGCATGATCTTTGCTATCCTTGCCAAAAATACTGCAAGCAATTCTCGTGCCAGGGCAAAAATGCCCTATGCCTACCCCTACCCTGGGGGGTCTGCCCACCCCCTGGGGGGGCGCGCGCCGTATAGATCCGGCGCGCG